CCCATACAATCTCACCAGCTGGAGCCATCTGCTGTGCTGGCTGACCAAAGAGCTGCGGCATAGGCGGCAGGTTCGGTTGATTTGGCATATTTGCAAAATTCATAAGCTCACCTCATTTCTGTCTACATTGTATAGGCAAAAGCGATGTGCAAAAGCGCAATAAAAGGGCATAAAAAAAGCACCCCAGGATCACTGGGGCGCAGGTTACATGATGACATTGTAGATTTTGTCGTAAGAGCGGGCAAGGATACGTTTTATTGTACTTTCGTCCATATTACAGCGTAATTTGATGGCAACCACGGACAAGCCTCGGGTAAACATTAACTCGATGACTTCCCGCTGTTGCTCCGTAAGCCGTGCTTCTTCCATGGCACGGTCAAGTTCGATTCGTGAGCACATACGTAGCCACGTACGCGCTCGCTTACGAGTGACATCCATACACAAGACCTCCTAAGATATCACTTCCTCCCAATCAATCATCATTTATTAATAGCATAGGCAAGCAGACCAACGGCCGCAACGATAGCGGTATTGCGCTGTGCTTTAATTCTGCGGCGGGTGCGAGCTTCCTCTTTGGCGGATGCCTGCAAGGATTTGTTGGCACTCTCCAATAAGCTGCTCTGAGCTTGCAGCTCTATCTGCAGCTTTATTGATTCCGTCTTGAGCTTGCTCAATTCTGCTCTCGACTCGTTCAGCGCTGCTTGTGATTCTGCCAGCGCTTGCCTGGTGCTCTTTGTTTGCTGCAGCAGCAGACTCAACCTGCTGTCGAGTGCTGACATTTCCGCCGCCGTCATCGTGTAGGTTGTGTAGGTTGTAGCCGATGATGCCTCCGATGCAGAGACAGGCAATAGCAAGCACAATGTAGCTGCAGTAATTGCGCAATATTGTTTTAAGCACATCTTAGCCCTCCCACAGATAATAGCCCGGAACAGAGCCGCCAGCACGCATGTCGACGTGCACAAAGCCCTGCGATACATAAGTACCCACACCATCAAAAATCTGCTTGCAGATGCGAGCCAGCTCACGTGTAGACACACCGTCAACGTAGATATCTGCAGCAGTGCCAGCCACGTGCTGAGAGTTAGATACACCGCCTACAGCAGCATTGTGTACCGGGCAACGATAGCCGCTAGTAATAATTATCGGGCGACCTAAACGTGCACGCAAGCGTTCCAGACCGGTCAGCAATGCAGAGCTAATGCCATATGTCGGCAGCGTTCCGCAATGCTTGCAAGCAAATTCGGACTCAGAAAAATGAGCAGATAACATAGCCATAACAATCAACCTCTTCTCTTTTTGATAACATTAACAAGACCTTTCACTGCCTCAATACCAGCGTCGTTGAGGTTCTCACAAATAGACAGCAGCTCTGTGATGACCAGATACCCTGCCACCAACGGCACAGCCCATACAGGCTGCTGCAGCGTGATCATGGCCAAATCTACCAGCACAGCGGCAAGCACGCAGAGGATGTACACTATGACCTTGCCGACAAAGCGATGCTTCATGACCTCGCTAGAGATAAGGCCTTCTGCGCGGGCTGCCTCAATGCCGCCGATAATCTGCATCACGGACGGAGACTGCCCCATGCCCTGCAGGCGTTTGTAGCTCAAAGACATCCAGCGGGTGAAGCAATCGAGGAATACCAATGCGGTAAAAACCATAAACAACACCGCGTGTTTGTGCAGCAGGACGGCCAAAATTGCGCCGATAACTGACTTATAAGTAAAACCATGAGTTAAAGTGTGCGCCGCATTATATACGGCGTATCTTAAAGCTAAAAAATCCATTTCTCAACCTCCTAATTATTCATTGTTACAGCTTCTACTTCTTCTGCCGTGCTGGCAGCTTCAACCTGCGCCTTGGCCTTGCGGTAGGCAATATGCAGTGCATTACTGCGCACAGCGACGGCGGCGATAACCATACGCAAGTCATTAGCCGTAACCTTAACATCTTGATTATCCGCTGTTGTCCAGTCAATGGATGCATCATTTCCTTGCAAAGACAAAGCAATAATAGCCGCATTTATGCGGTCTCTAGCTTTATCATCATAATCAAAGACATGTCCATTATAGGTAATGGGTTCGACCTCTTTGCTGTCCCGCTCAGCTTTAAGCTCTGCGATTTTATGTTGCTTGATTAACTCTAAAGCAGGTGTGATAATCACACGTTGTATAGGCTTTCTTGTTTGAAAATCATATAAAAATTGTAAGGTTTCATATTTCTTTAAATTATTCAAGGTTACTTCATGATAACCCTGTTCTAAATAGATTTTAGCTCTCACTTTGTCATACTCGAGTGCTGTGTGACAAAGCAAGCCACCTTGTGTGAATTTACATAATGGCATTTATTAGACCCCCTTTAAATTATTTATAGCCATAGATAAACTGAGGACGCAAACCCGAGCGTTCAGAATATTGTAATTCCGTAGTTGTTATCATGGATACATCGCCATATATACCCGAGCCTGTTGTACCAACCATATATGTAACATATGTCCACTTATTATTTCGTGCTAATTCAATATTTGCAGATAGTACATCCACGTTTATAAAGCCTGCACTTACAAAAGTGTACCCATTCGATGCAGCAGATGTTATAAAAAGCAGTCTTTTAAAATTTGTATAAGGTTGTGATAATGTCAATGAATCACCACTAAATGAGCTGGTAGGATTAGGGTTCTGCCACAATAACGTAGCATCTGCTAATAATACATCTACATCAACTCCTAAATTGCTCCTCGCAGCAGCAGCGCTTGTTGCACCTGTGCCGCCTAACCTAATCGGTGTTACATCTGTACTAAAACGTGTTTCTAATGACGTTAAGCCACTCGCTATATTGCTTACATCCGTGCTACCAACATTTGTAACAGTGCCATAAGCCTTTACGCACCATAAGCCTACGATGGATGGAGGTTGTACTGTGTCAGATGAGCCGTAGATGGAGTTAGAGAGGGATGCCTTAAAATCCGCACTACTATTATATTTTTCGTTCTTTTCAGCAGCACCATAGGTTTTAGATAGCACAGCATTAGTGTATACAAATGCCCCTGTAAAGTAAGTTTCATTATTGATACTATTTGCACCACTACCTAATAATGTACCTGTAATATTCGGCAGACCAGCAGCAAGGTAACCACCAACCTCACTAATACTATTCGCACCCCGCACCCAACATTTAAGTGCAGGTACTCTAAATGTAGTGCTACCATTACCCTTACTGTAAAAAGGCACATTGCCCCCATTAGCAACAGCCTTAGCTTGCCATGCAGATTCTTCCAGCAAATAGCCACTCTGAGTCTGCACCCATGCCCAAAGGTCAGCGTAGGCTGTGCGACTGTACTCACCGCCTAGCAAGGGCAGCCATCCAGCTTGCAGGTTCGGATTGGTTGTAAATGCTTCAAAGCCAACAGGCAAGCCTGATTTGCTAGCGTCTTGTATATTCTTTACTCCCCATTTTACTGTACCGTCATTGACGTTTTCTGATTCCACGCTAATGCTAGGTTCAGTATTGCCCGAAGTTCCTGCTGTTACGCACTCTAAGTAGTAACCTGCCGGGAGCTGCGTGGTGTAGGCAATATCACCAACGGCGTATTTTTTGTTACGCTCCAAAAAACCATATTCTGCTTTGCTAATAAGTCCCTGCGCTTCCTCAGCAGCGCCAGCAGCACTCGTTGCACTAACCGCTGCATTCGTCGCAGACGTAGCAGCTTCGCTCGCTTTGTCGCTGGCGGTTACAGCTGATGCAGCGGCAGCGGTGGCACTCTTGTCGGCAGCGGTGGCACTCTTGTCGGCAGCGGTGGCTTTATCCGTCGCAGTTGTTGCAAATGTACCAGCCTGCGCAGCACTTCCGGCAGCGGCAGTCGCACTATCAGCAGCCTTGCCAGCCTGCGTGCTTGCTGTGGACGCAGAGGACGCAGCAGACGTGGCACTGTTTTTAGCAGCAGTCTCACTTGCTTTAGCATTTGTCTCGCTAGTTTTGGCAGCGGTGGCACTTGCTTTAGCATTCGTTGCAGACGTTGCAGCAGCTGCTTGAGATGCAGCAGCTTTTGATGCACTACCGCTGGCAGCATTCGCTTGTGCTGTCGCAGTGACAGCAGCAGCCTCCGCACGGCTCATGGTTGTTTCTGCGGTGTCCTCATCCCAAATTACAGTGCTCTCACTGTACGTCGAGCCGCCAACCTTGCCCTGCACCAATTTAACTTTTTTATTAGCCTTTAAGACAGTGACGATTTCGCCTTCTTTGAGCAAAGGATTATATGTGTTCCACACTTCCTCACTCGCCAGGCTAAATTGTATTCTTGCATTGCTCATTCATATCACCTCACGCAGTACGCACCCAAAAATATAAGCATAAGTAAGACGGTTCAAAAGTTACCTTTTCTCCGTTGCCGGTAGATTGGATAGATATTTGATGCGAGTGATTTCCAGCCTCTTCAGTTGCGCCCCAGCGGCGCTCATGAGCTTGATATCCTGCACCACCACTGCCGCCATGGGTTTGCCAATTGCTGACATAGATATCATGCTTATGATTGCCAGCACCATAAATTGTAGCTTCATGACTATGTGCAGGCAGTTGTTGCTGCGTAAGCACAAAGCCATCGCTACCACCCAGAGCACCGCCAGCATAACCATCACCAGCAGAGCGGATATATCGACCGCTTTGCAGCAGCTGCCACGTACCGCCAATCTGCGTACCGGGATTGATGTTATCCTTTGTGATGACCACGGAGCCAACAAAGCTCATCGCGTTCAGATAGTCAATATCCAGCGCAACATTACCGTTTTTGTCTGGAGTTCTCCCCTCGACACTATATACAAAATTCTTCTGCAGATTGCCTTTAGCATCCGGTTTCTCGCCATTCAGCGACAGCATGAATGTTTTTTTGATTGAGGCAACAAGCGCAGCATAATCGCTGTCCAAAGCGTCCTGCCCCTGTTCCACGAGCACCTGCGCCAGCGCAGCAGCCATAATCGTGGCCTGCTTGTATAATTTGTTATGCAGCGCCGCCGAAGCAAGACCTGGCACAACGCCGTTAATGCGCTGTGTATCCGTAGCATACTCTGCGTCGCTCACAACATTCAGCGCTGCCACGGCTTCAGCAAAAACCTTAAAATTACTACTAGCCATTTATCAATTCCCCTTTTCTGCTTCCGCCCAATGGCTCTCATAGCCACTGTAACGCATAGTATTATAATCATAGCTAAACAACGGCAAGCCGTCTGTCGATACAAACGTCAGCACATTGATGCGCACGCCTTCCGGCTTCGGGATAACGTAGGCATGTATTATAAGCTCTTCCTCAAGCTGCGTGTAATTGCCCTGCAGCACAATGTTGTAACTCATATCCTGCAGGTCCTCGATTGACAGTTTTTTATTAGCGCCCATGACAGCGTCCCACAAATCGTACAGCTCACCGATTGTGCCCTTCCAGGTATTCTGGATAATGCGGGCCTTAATTATCAGCCTGAAAACTTCGTCATCCAGCAGATTACCCTCGCCCATTTCCGCCGGCGGATAACCTGTAAGCATAGGCGTACTTGCCATCTGGGCAGGCGCAGGCGTGTATATTATCGGATAGACCTCACCGCTTGCCATTTCAGCAGGCGATGGACAGATAACCTCGCCAATGGCTGCAGCAGACGGCTCAAATTTCAGCTGGCGACTTACGCCAACAATCTGCCCTAAAATATCCAACTGCGCCGTACTAGCATTGTCCACCTCAAACGCTACGATCATATTATTTATGCTTTCATCAACTTCCAGACCATAGCTAAGCAGCTTTTGTACCATCGCCGTAAAGCGTGGGCTATGGCGATATTCGCTCGTAACCAGGCGCTTATAATAGTCAAGCTTTTGCATCATTCCAGCGTCACCTCAATATTCGCAAACGCAGGATTCGGAATTTCTTTAAAGCCGATATCAATGTCCTGCGCTGTCATGGACGATTTATCCAAGCCAAGTTTTAGCTCTTTAATGCCAAAGATAGGCTTGGTGAGTGATGGATTGCAGTCCGTAATAATGTTACTCAACACCGACGCAGACACGTCACTGCCAATCGTCAACGCGGCCAGATAATTATATACAGCTTCGCGAACTTTGACAGTCATAGTGGAGATATAGCCTGTATATTTTTTGAGTATGACCTTAACAAAGATGTCCTTGTAGACAGGGCGATAAAACCGCACACGGTTTATATAATCGTTCTGGTCCGTATACTGCACTTCAACATCGCCGTTCGTATAACAGCCTATGCCCTTATGCAAAAATATCGCTTCTGCCACGTCTTCATCCGTACCGCCTTCCACAACGCAAGTCACCGAGTGCGCAGGCAGGCCATACGGATTATCATCCGTTACAGAGCTGACGTTGGTATCGTTCTCGTACACAGCGTAGCGGGAAACATTTTTAAGAGCAGCAATCGCGCCCTTCGTTCCGTCCAGCATGGTCTGCGACGGATTCGCAGTGCTGATAGCCTGGCGTTCACGCAGCTGCGCATCGGTCTCCTGCGCATTACCCAGCACAGCAGCAACTTCATTCGTTACAGACACCCAGCCGTAGGTCGGCGTTTCAATCTGGCTGATATCGCCAGCCAGAGCGCTCACAGCTCCGGCCGTGCGGCAGGTCGCAACAGTGTACGTCGTACCGCTAGAATCAATAACTACGCTTGAGGGCAAGTCCCACGTCAGGCCAGCGCGATCACGCACAGCACCGTCAACGATTTGTGTAAACGGCGTACCGGTGATTTTTACCTGACACGTGCTTTGACTGGCAGCCTTGCGCTTAATGCCGTTCAGTTTGACTACGCTGTCCAGCGACGCACCGATAGCCGTTTCAGGCGAGCGTGCGTTATAGGCATAAGCCATAGCCTGCAGCGTATCGCTTTGTTTGAGAGCAAAAATGGACAGCAGCTGGTAATCAGGCGAGCTGTTGTCCAGATAGATATCATCGCCGTAGATTTGCTTCATAGCGGCAATCATATCCTCTAAAATATCGTTGTAGGTAGGGATATGCAGTCCCGTACTATCAACATAAGGCTTAAAATACGTCACATCTGCACCTCCTCACTACTAATAGTCAATGAGCCATAGATGGTCTCTACGCTCACTGTGAATTTATAATGTCTGCGTTCAAAAGATGATTCAAAAGACGTGACAGACTGCACGCCTTCCGTGCCGCTTATACGGTCACGGATAATAATATCAACGGCCTGCCTATTCTCTTCGCTACCGGACGTGCCTAAGATTTTCTCCCACAACGGCAGCCCATCTTTTAGGTCTTCCCACCATTCGGCATAAAGCAAAAGTAGGCGCTGCTTTATCGCCTGCCCGACAGCTTCGATGCCGCTGATGTAATTTTGAGAGCCACGACCAAAGCAGTAGTCCCAATTGTCGTCTAAACGTCTAACCTGCATATCAGCCTCCAATAAACACATTGCTGCTGCCTTCGGCCACAGTGCCGCCACAGCTGACGGGATCACCAACGCGCCCGGCAGCCTTGCCGTTAATATAAACACTGGCACTCCCACTGGCAATCGTACCGCTATGCGACGGGTGATTGATACAGCCGTGAGGTGCATAGCTGTCCCCCACACGGCCTGCAGCGCGGCCGTTGATATATACGTTAGGGCTGGCAGATACGAGTGCTGTCGGAGCACAGGCATCATGACCGGTATCCAAATCGCCTAAACGCGTTGCATTACTCATTGATATTCACCCGCCCTGCTTTAATGTTTACCGTACCGCCTACGATGTTAATCGTGTCTCCGGCAAGCTCTACGTAAGCACTGCCCGCATCATTGCGTAGCTGAGCAGAGCCTGTGCTGTAGCCGGGGATTACTCTAGGCTGCGACCACACGCCGATAACAGCAAAGCCATCAGACAGGTCATGCCTGCGACACTCTACTTGATTTTGCACGCCTCCGCTCTGCCACCAGCCATCCATGCACATATCGCCAAACACCACAAGGCATTCATCGCCTGCCTGGATAGGTAGCGTCAGCGCATAACCGCCAGCACGTGGCACGACAATAGGCACGTCGACCAGCAAGGGAATATCTATCCATGATTCATCACCGTCTGCAAGCATTTTTTCTCGCAGCGCTGGTTGCACAGTAACAGTCTGAGCGGCCGCGTCAAAGCTTTGGATAATGCCAGGCATGCACACGCGCGTCTTGATTGCAGCGGCACGAGCATCCAATTCTCCCTGCCGTTCGACGTTCGGCGTGCGCAAATTCAAATCAATCATAATAATCACACTCCGTTCGGATTCTGCGCATTGTTGGCCATGAGAGCAGGCAGAACGCCCTTACCATAGCGCGATACAGCCGTACATGATGTATACCAATCATTACCTGTCGTATCACCTGTGTGCGTCAGCTCAATAACTTGATAGATCCACTCTTCATCAAGCGGCATCTGCGCCTGACCTGGAGTAACTTGTGCTTCCGCAATCTCACTGTTTTTTAATTGCACCAAAGACCACATATGCACAGCTGGATTCAGCAGCAGTTTAAAATTTGCACCGTACTGTGTCTGCGTCGGCATACCGACAAGACCGGTAGTAGGCGTTTGCACGATAGCTTCATCCTTGGCAGCGTCGGCAAGCTTTATCATGTTCAGCTTGCCATCATTCACCCAATAGCTGGCCCCGTTGCCGCGGGCAATATCAGAAATATAATCTTTAGGTTCGCCAAAAATAACCTTACCCCGCGGCAGCTTTTGTCCGGACAGGCCCTGCGTGATACTATTCGTAGGTATTTTGGTTTTTGACTTTTCGCAGACTGCGTCTAAAATCTGACGTTGATTAATGCCCTTGTTTAAGGTTTTGGCAATAAAATTTTTCCCAAGGACATTAGCTCCGTCTACGCATAGGAGCGACAGCACGTAGTCCGTATTGTTCTCCTTGCGTCGGGACGGATAAATGATTTTTCCGTCGAAAATAACGCCGTACTGTTTCTCTTGGGTATTACCTTCGGAGTCTTTGATTTCTTGTATCGTCCCATCTGCACCAGCAGTCAGATAGCCTTCATAGCCAGCCTCAATGATGATACGGTCGCCTTCCTTAAGGATTTTCTGTTCGGTTGCTGCAGTAAGATTGTAAATTTCCACGGTAGAATAGTTGTTTATTTCCCGCGACTTTTTGACAGTAAACTTCACATGCAGGTCAGAAACATTCAGGGCCTCCTTGTCCTGAGCATCCACAACAAGGATTTTCCACTTTCTCATCCACAGATAACTGCTCATGAGCCATCACCCCACAAAAGCACCCAGGCTGAGCCTAATGTCTCATTATCAGGCTGCTCCTGTGTGGTAGGACCAACAGCCACGATTTGAGCACTGCCAATATTCAGGTAAGCGTACTGACCTAACAAATCAATGCCAGGAACGAGCGGCATGCCTGTAATCAACTCTTCGCCTGTGCTATTGTCGCAGACATCAGCCACCCACAACTCGTACAAATCGTAGTAACGCAGTTTTAGCAAAATATTGATGTTGCGCTCGCCATCCAGCGTCAGCTTAAAAGTCTTCTGGTCGAAAGGCGTGGTAGTCAATGGTATTTCATAATAGCTCATTACCACTTCACCTCCAGACCTGTGCCCTTTTCTACTTTGCGCAAAATCGTACTGTTGTCGCCTTTAGGCTGCACTTCCTGCGATTTGCGCTGTGCACCTGTAGTCCACTGACGCGCCGAAACCTTTTCGGTCTCAATATTAACCACCAGCACCTGCACAAGATTCACAGTAGCTTTGAGCGCGCATAGCGTCGACACATCATCGCTCACATCAATGCTCTCAATAAGCATATTCTGGTACGTGTTCAGACGCGTAACAACCTGCATTGGTATACGCAGTTCCTGCAGCTTGCAGAGTAAGCGATAGGCCTGTACAGATTTTGTGCCGCCATCACCACCATAATCAGCACCAGTACGATAAGCCATGGCATCAGATACGCCAATCTGCATCGTCATACGGATAGGATTAACAAAAGCATGGTCACTGATATTTGCGCCAGTCTGCACAGGATGCTGGGTAACCGTCAGGCTATGTTCAGTATCAACGCTAAAAACAGCATCAAAAAAATAGCCGCCAATGTTCGTTTTGACCATAAGCACCTGTTGTGCTCCTAGACCACTGCCCCAAACAGATGGACTATAACCATCATTAGTCTTAAATGATTTATTGCCCGTGAGCTTAGCAACCAGATTATTAGCGCCCCAGATACCATTTAAAGTGTTCATTGTACCCATTAAGCTCATACAAACACCGTCCCTCCGTTATGCGCTGCAAGACGCTGGGCAAAATCTTCCATTGTTCCTTCCACAGCCTTAGCCACGCCCTGCGGATCGCTTACGTTCCCACAATTAACCACAATGCCGCCAACGTTTACAACTCCGCCGTTATAGGTCGCCGTGTTATTGCTCATTGGCATAAGGCCGGCAGTACCACCAGCAGCAAAACCTGCAGCATAGCTCGTAGGAGCAACAAGGCTGTTATACCCGCCGTCACCATGAGCAGCGTTTTCGGCAGATTCTTTATCTTTGTTATAGATAACCATAGCGTTGGCAGCACGGTCGTCCTCGTTCGCAGAAAAAATGTCAGGACGCTCAAACTCATACATAAACACACTCGCACCTTCGGCAGCATCTTCTACATTACGCAATTTGTCGCCTGCTTCACTCTCGTTCGTGCGCAGTTCATGGTCAAGATAGGCAATTTGAGTATCAAGGTCGGTCCATTCCTTGCCACGAGCAGCAGCATAGCGTTTGAGCGCATCCCAGCGTTCATTGTGCCATTGAGCTATGCCACCAGATGTACCATCATCACCGACAGCGTCTGTACGCAAACCGGATTCTTGTACCAAGTTGCCTACAATACCGGACGCGGCAGCCTTAGACCAACCTAATGACATCAGCTTGTCGCGGATGTATTGAGCACGTTCGCTGTCTGCACCTTCAGCCGCTGAGCCTAGCTGCAATTCTTTTTTAGCACCAGCAAAATCGCCCTGCATAGCTTTACCTAAGGCTTGCATAAGATGTCCCATCCTATTTGTCAATGTGAGCACCTTATCTACTACCTTGCCAACAGCCAGCAAAAAGAAGTCCCAGAATTTCTTCACAACAGGATACTTTTTGCCAAAAATACTCTCAACAATCGTGGCCAGACCTTCGGCAATTTCAGCAACGCCCTTAGCAATATTAGCTACCGTCTTTTTGAGCTTCTCCTGACGTTCTTCGGTAAAGACTTTCTCAAACAGCTCTGTAAGCTTCTCAAGGATAAACGCAATGCCTTCCTTAAGCTTTTCAAGCAGGCGGCGCAATGGATTATTCTCATCAGTAAGCCATTTCCAGAGCGGCTTTAATGTATTGCTACTCTCGCGCCCCTCAAGATAACCAAAGAAATCCTCCAGCATGATGAGTGCAGTGCCGATGGCCATCATCATCAAGCCAAACGGCCCTGCCATGATGGCAGCACCGACAACAGCAAATATAGCCACTAAAGCCTTTGTTTTACTTGGCAGCGCGTCAATAAAATTATAAATGCCTTCAAACACCCATTTGAGAGCCTTGACCAGCGACATTGCTACACGCACCACACTCGCCAACACACTGGCCACCTTACGCGCCAGTGTAGGCAAGCTCTTGCCAAATTTATCATTCAGCCAACGGATAAAATCCTGAAACTCTTTGATGTAGGGCTGCAGCTCTTTGATAAGGTAATAGACCACCCATTCCTTAAACATTTTTAATTTGAGCTGCAAAGACTGCACGTCATAACCAATCTCACGGATCCAGGCTAACTGTCCGTCAGCATCTGCAGGAGTAGACAGCTCTGCCATCTCCTGACGCAGACGGAAAAACTGCTCACGCAGCTCCGGCACCCATGCCACATCTTCCTGCGAAGCGCCCATGGTCTTCAGGACCACACTCAAGGTTTTAGCTGTGTCTTTTGTCACCCACATTGATTGCGCCAGCTTTTGGTATTCCAAATCGGCGCTGGCCACAGCCTTGATGTTATCAATGACAGCTTCCGTAACTTTAGCAAGGCCTACAAAAATACCGCCATATTTAAGGATAGTACCCAGCTTCCCGAGCATACCGGATAACTTGCTGATAGCTTGCGCAGCTCCGGCAAAAGCGTCCTTGTCGACTTCCGCGCCAATGCGCACAAGATATTCTTCTAAGATATTGCTCATCAGCCTACTCCTTTCTCATGGCTTCCTGCATCCGCCGTGCGTTTTCTGCCTTGACTGCTAAAAGCTCATGAGCGTCCAGCAAATCATCAAAATCATACGTGCCATCACTCAGCTCGTGCTGCCGCCAAAGCCCTGCAACAACAGGAGCAAAAGCGAAAGCATCAAGCGTCGGATAACTCATCGGCTCGTAGGTTTGCCCGTCAATTCTGCCGGGAGATTCAACCCGGCTGCGGCGAAAAAACCTCCGACGTTAAAAATCAGCGCATGAACAGTCAGCTGGATAACGCTGGCAGCATCATACGCCAAAGCCTCATCAACAAAATCACCCTTAGCTGTCAAGACAGGTTCAGGCAACTGCTGGCCATTACCGTTATCAATCAAACGATTAACAGTGCGCAGCAGCAAAGATTGCAGCTCGTCAAAATCCTTGCGCGGCATGCCCATGAGGGCAGCAGCCATCTCGGCTGTTTTGCCGCCAGACGGCGCCAGCACGCCCGCAACTTTAAAAGCAACATAGCTGCCTGTGCGAGCGTCCATCTTAGTGAGCTGGTAGGATTTGCCAGCCACCTCCACAACTTGTGTTTTTTGTTTTAGCATGATTCAGCCCTCCATCAAATCGGCAGATTAGTAATCTCAGCACACATCAGCGTCCAAGACACTCGCTGGCCTTGGCTCTGATAGGGAGTGTCCGGCTCCTTCTGCGGCGAGATGCCGGAGATAATATGGCGTGTACCTGTAGCGGTATTACGCAGCGTCATGCTGGTGCTTGCCCATTCGCTTGTAGGCAGCTGCCACAACGCATTGAACCAGGCACTCAGCCATTTGTGTAAACTAGACGTCTGCTGCACCTCAATAGTCACAGTGCCATTATTGCCCGCAATTTTGGACACCATGACAGAGCCGTCAGCGGCAATATCATGAGCAGTGCGGTCGGTAGCTTTAGCAACGGTTACAGAGCCTACGCCAGTACCATCAAACAGATAAGAGCCAAACGTCGGATGGTTAATAGAGCCAGCCAGATCAGCAAAACTGTAAGTAGTTAATTCCATTCAGATAGCCTCCTCAGCGGTTAACATTAACCTGGATGGTAACAAATTCGATTGCACCAGCCAGCTTGCAGCATACATAAATCGGTGGAGCCTTGCGCTTGTCACGGTCAGCCTGAGACTGTTCGTCAATAGGCTCGCTCTGCACCAGATAACCATCAGGCAGGTAATCACCTGTCTGCAGGTTTAGGCACTCGGCACCGTTCCACTTACCCGGAGCGATAAAGCCTAACTTTACATACTTCCGACAAGCATCATTGATAACGTTAATAATGCTTGTAACGCCAGCTTCAGTCTGCGGCAATTTGCGGCGCTGATACAGCAGGTCCATGACATTAAGAGTAATGTCATTACGCAGCATATCAAGATACAGCACTTCATCAAAGCTCGTGCCATCAGCCATATAGCCCTGCTGCAAAACATCGTATTCCTCGCCACGAGTAATATATACGTTACCGTTATGGCCTGTAGATTCAGAGCTACCACACACATGGGTTACCTGAGATTCAGACAGGTCATCTGTTTTTACGCCGGGCAGAGATTTATACGCCAGCGTAAACGCATCACCGGCAAGACCACGGTTAGCGCCCATCGCGTAGCCCATAGTAGCTGCAACAGCATCGGGAGTATCCGTATTGCCACAATACTGACCAAAGCTGCGACGGTAGTTTTTATCCTGCAAAGCCTTAAAAATGCTCTTTGCATCACCAGATGCGTCAAGTACGCTTTTATCAGCAGTCGTATACATGTAGACGCTGTCAGGTACAGCGGTCTCGCACCAAGCTGCACAGTCTTTGATATCAACATCTTCTGCGCCCAGATAGCTAAACGGCCACCACTGAGAGTTAGCAGCACGGCAAGCCTCCAGCGTAGCAGTTAGATTCGTATCTTCCGTCAGCTTTACGCCTACCGCCAGCTTGCGCGGGCTGGTCGTAGCAGCAAAATAGAGCTGAGCAGCCTTGTATTCCGGTGACGTTTCTACAAACCCGTCAGTCAGCATTCGAGAAGCGCTTGTATAAATACGCACCCTTTCATTCGCCGGGATAACCTCAGACTTGCCAATAATCAGGCCAAGGTTAAAGCCCTTACGAGCAGCAGCCTTAGCAGACAGGTTGATAACCACGTCGACAATCGGAGATAAGTCCAATTTATAAGCCAACTAAATCACCCTTTCTTAATAATAATTTCGCCTGGCTCAAGGATAACATCACTCGTACCAGGCTCGTTTGCTTTAATCGTAACGTTGACTTCTTCAATCGCTTTCACGATAGATTTAATGCTGATTAGTACATTAAAATATAAAGTCAAATCGGCGCGCTTCCACCAACGCCCCTGAAATAATTCAGGCGCATATTGGATGGAATCCTTGCCAGGAATAATATAGATTTTTTGTTTTTTGAGCTTCGGACGACCACGCAGCAGCTCAAGGCGAATTTGCAAAAGCGATTCATAGCAGGCAGGCCCATAAGCATTCAGGCGTAGCTGGATGGTACGTGTGCTTGCACTCTCACGCAAAAAATCACGTCCTTCAGACTGCCAACGCTCATCAATCGGCTGCATGATGTCCTCGGCCGCCTCGGTACACTGCATAAAGACCACGTTGTCTGTAAGCTTCCAGTCGGGGCCTCCGTCCGTTGGCCAGGAGCGGCGTACAGGCGGCGGTATTGTCTTAGCATCATGCCCGAGGATGTCCATCAGCTCTGCCCACATTAAAGATTCAAATTCGGCAATATTTTTAACCAACGCCATCACCGTCCAATCGTGTCCCAATACTGCGGTAAAAGCCATAATCAATATCAGGCGTAACAGTGAGGATTTTGTAGCGTGCTCCGCGCCATTCCAGCTCATCGCTGATAGCTTCACCATTGGTCGCGTGCAGCTCAACATTCGTCAAGAACTTCATTGCTCCGGTGATGCGGTCGCCTTCGGGCAATAACTGTAAATCTTTAGGCTGGGCAACGGTAACAATCGCCGCCACCTGTAGCACAATAGGATTGTCTTCATCCCGTCCGTAAGCTCCATCGTGCCAGCTCGCAGCATAGCGTTTGACAGTAATGCGTTGGCAGCCTAAACGCTTGCTACGCACCACTCTGCCAACATTAACCACGTCAATCACTCCTTACCACATAAACAATAGCCTTACGCAAGGCACCGGTATCAATAAGCGGATTTGTTTTGCCGCCCTTGCCTTTGGTCTTTTTATCTATGGTTTTCGGGGAGTTAGGCGGCCAGCCATTCTCGGCATCCGTAAACCATTTACGGCAGATGTTCTGCGCCAGCAGGCCCGTGCATTTGATAAAAGCATCAGCCCTCGCTCCATCGCCAGTCATAGCAGCCTTTACAGCCTTAGCATATTCTTCTGCAATCTCACGATGGTGCTTGGCTATGGCCGGTTCAATTACAGGACGCGGTGGAGCGTGCCAGAGCGGCGAACCGTGCGTCTGGACATACAACTGATAAGCCAGGCTGTACTCCATGCCCTGATCCATATAGCCCTGCATTTCTTCACGCATGGACCTACGCCGGATGCCATGAGTATGGATGTACAGCAGGCTCGCATTATTGATAGGCTCATCGCCACGAGAAGTTTTCTCCTGCGGGATACCCACATAGAGCTTATTAACACGGTTCAGAGCTTGCACTCTGTCCATAAGGCCCTGTAGCCCGCCGCTGACCGTCATATGTGAAGTTTTTACACTCACCATACATACATGCCTCCCTTGCCCACAAGTCGAGCTAAGGTAGCAAACTGCACGCCAAACGCAGTCAACCGGAACGCCGCCCAACCTGCAAGGTCCTGTGACAGGGCTGATGTATCCATACTGTAGGACACGCCATCAGCAGACTCACTCGTAACAACACCAGCGGCCTGAGCTGCGGCAAGGATATCAGCAGCAGGTGCCCCCGGGTCTGCAGCAGACTGCAAGTAAAGGGTACACATATGGGCCACAAACAAGCCGATGCAGTGCTGCCACATCTTGCCGTAGCGCTGCTTAGAAACGCAATCCTGCCCTAGCTGCAAAAAGCTTTCCAGCACGACGTCCGGCAACGGCTCAGCAAACTGTGGATAGAATGCCAGGAAGTCCTCCTTGGTGTAAGAAGGATTTTCCTGCGTTTTGATATTGCTCGCCTGCGCAATCAACGGATGGTACATAACGCACCTCCTTATTCGCGTTTATCCTCCGCTTTGCTTTGCTTGGCTTTGGCAACAGCTTCTGCCTCAGCCTTCGGAGTTTTACCATTTACCTCCACGATGTCACCATCTTCCAGGCCCCAAGCATAAAGGGGATCGTTTTTAATCCATTCAGGAGCATCTTCAATTTCCAGACCGCCTTTGGTAGTAAATCTGATAGCTTCTTCACGGTCGACAGAGTCTTGCTTTACAAAGCAAAATACTTTTCTGGTTAAAATAATCACTATAGTACCTCCTATAATACGAAAAGCCAGACGAACAAAGCGTCTGGCTAAAACAATTTAAAATTAGATGCCGTCGTAATAACCTGCAGGCTGATAGTAATTAAACTTAACCTGGCCGATTTGAGCTGCGTACAGAGTCAAATAAGCAGCGCGCTCAGCAGACGGCTGAGTGAAGGCGCGAGTAATAGGTACAGTCAAATCGAAGTTGACCATATCCTCATCGTTGACATAGACCATCATGCGGTCTTTGCTGGCGCTGCCTGCACCGATGCACCAACGGCAAGGCTCGATAGTGATATCGCCGCCCTGCTTTTTAGCAATATTATTTTGCAGCAGGTACTCCATGATGGACACGTTGCCAGCGTCGGAAACCTTCTGCATGGTGATGTACGCGTATTGCTTAGGCGGGATCAGGATATGGTTCGGCATGCCCTTAAGGTCATACTCAGATGCAGTCCAGGAGTCAACCAGTGCATTGTTGATGTCATGCAGGATTTCGTCTGCAGTTTTGGTGTTCCACGCAGGCTTACCGCTTGCGCCATTTCCAACAGAATGCACTGCAACCTGCGCATCATTCAGCAAGCCGGTAGTACCCGCTTCCTTAAAGCCCTTATAGGTGTTCAGGTCCAAAGTCTTGTTGTAATTCAATTTGATGCCCTTATCAAGCAGGTCTTCCAGGTTACGACCGATTTGTTTCAGCTTAGCCTGGTCGATAAATTGAATCTGCATAGCATGCATCCAGGTGTTAACCTTGTACAGGTTTTTGCCGGTGTTAACCTGCATTACCGGGATAGTAGTCGCACCAGGAGCAGTGATGCTGTTACCGTTAGCGCCGGAAGTTGCATAATCGACATCAAAGGTGCTGGTGTATTCCACCCAGCCACCGCCGGTCTTAGCAACGATATCGCGCTGCCAGGTCACACTGGTCAGCGGTTCGCGCACCTTTGGATCCATTTTTTCCAGTTCGCCAGTCAGATAAGCCATACCGGAGCTTACTGCAGTATCCCATACGTTACCGCGGAATGCTTTCAGACCGCCACGCTTCATAGCGTAGTTGCCTAAATTGCGCATACCGGCATCAGCCTGTAAAAAGCTTAATTGTGCCATATTGTTTATACCTCCTTAAAATTACGCAGCTACGCGAGTCAACAAGGTTACTTCGCATACACGATTTGCATCCATAGCGCCAGAAGTCCAGCGCATGTTTGGAATCTCGATAGTGTTGTCACCATCAGCTGCAGCTTCAAACCCACCAACTACACCATTAGCGACAGAAGTATTAGCTTTGATGCGCACATACACTTTGCCATTGGCCTTAGGAGTGCCAACATTGCATACGACGGTCGCAGCGCCACGTTCCAACACAGACATATAAGCACCAGGCTGATATTCGGTGTAATTTTGCTCGCTATAGCTAATGGCCTGCTTAACAACACGCAGTGCAATGCCACACACATCAGCAGCAGTAGTTGCAGCACCAACAGCAGTGTAAGTATTATCGTCTTTAATGCAGACAGCGGCACCAAACGGGATAGCTTCGCTTTCCTCGTTTAACAGACGGCTAGCCACGATATCGTCCGGAGTGCGGGCGTAGTTACCGGGATAGCCAAAATTCATAGAGATACCAATTGCTTTACCACTCATATCATTTTGCCTCCTTAACGATTTTTATAATGCGGATTATATTTTTTTGCAATTTCACGTCCCAGAGCGTAATCATCAGGCTTGCTGTCTTGTGCAGCGGAACGGCGACGCATCTGCATCAGCTTGCCATATTGAGCATCCTGCTGCATAGAGCCTTTGATGAGGATAGCCAGAGAGTCGGCCGCACGTTTGCGCTGTGCCTCATTGGGGATGGCTGCAACAGCAGGCTTCAAGTTTTTAATTAAAGCCATAGCTGCGTCACGTGCTTCCTTAGCATTAGGAGCACACTCGCCCTCAACATCTTCCTCCGGCGCTGCATCCTGCGCATTAATATCTTCCGGCGGCTCGATTACATCATCCTCATCACCGGCAGGAGCAGCAGCAGGTGCTTTGTTTTGGAGCTCTTCCTCCAGCGCGTCCAGAGCGTCCTTTTTAGGTTCAGCAGCAGGCTCTGCAGGATTCAGCTTAGAGCTGATAGCTTCCAGCGCGTCCTCAATTTTTTTGAAGCGTGCCTCGGTAGCTTCGTCCATTGCTGCAGGTTTATTTTCAGGCTGCGGCACAGCAGCAGGCGCTGGTGTTGCGGGAGCTGGTGCAGGCTGAGGACGCGGTTCAGCGTCAGAGTTGCCTGCAAGCTTTGCAGCAGCCTCCATGTCCTCAGGTGTAGTAGATTCGTCGCGAGCCAACGCTCGCAGGATACGTCCAATCAAAGATTTAGACATTTTTGTACCTCCTTTTTTATCGTCGGCAGTGTCACGGATGGCCACCTTATGCCCCGCCCTGCCTCTATCAACAACCGCTACATGGTTACCGCGGATTTCCAGCTGGTCATAGCTGGAGTCACTCGTTGGATTCCATAAGCAGTCATAGCCACAAGATATCTCGCGTTTGCCAGCCTCAATCTTATTGATAAGGTCAGCATCGTAAATAACTAAATCAGCGACCAAGCAATTACTCAAATCGCCATCGCCTCGACGCACATCACGGCACACGCCTTTCATGTACCGCCCATAATTGTCAGGAGTTACATCTTCCTCCGGATGCTCATCGCATACAGGCTTGCCCTCAAAGCTTGCCACGGCAGCACGGTCAAAGACTTCAGCTTCAGGACGCTGGACATTATAGATGCCGGCAGCGACCTGACCACCGAACTCGCAGCCTCGATACAGCTGTGTACCTGTACGAGCGATCGGAACGTCCTTGCAGATTAGAAAGCCTTCTGGCGTTTTAATGATGTGATCGGAGATTCGTGAGCCAAAATATGCCTTGCTCATAGCTCACCTCCAGGTAATAGTTTCTTAAATTGTTTTATGCCCATGCGCTCGATTTTGCCGTTTCGGTACACCTTAGCTGGCCACGCCACCTGGTCAAACCTGATAAGCGGCTCAGGATAGCAGCGGCAATTGTAAATGTTTCCCGCATGGTAATTCCCCTGCGACTTCTCATGGTTGAGCAACTCCGGCGCCGGAGCTTCGCCCCAAGGGATAATCACACCATCCATGCGAGAGTGGGCAGAACGCACACGAGAATCCTCGCTCGTCCGCCAGACGTACCACTCAAGCCCTGCCTCAGCAGCACGCACCTGCGTCAGAGCCGTGCTGGCTTTAGACGTTTCCGTGCGAGCTATGAGCCTTGCATGAGCTTCGGTCATGCGCGGGTACTCCTTGAGGATATCGTCTATCATCGCTTCCGGCCGCAAGCCTTGAGCATAACCTTCGGCAACTTTGTGAGCCACCCTGTCAGCCAGCGTGAGCGGCATGGAGCGGATTAATTCAGCGTTGCGACTGATTATACCCTCGTACACATTTGCGACGCGTGGTGAGGCAAGCTCGCGCTGTAGGGCGGTGCGAATAATTCGCCCCTTGCTGCCCTCAGCCGCTGCAGCACGCCACGTCTTATGCCCATCGCGAAACAGATGCGTGGCCATTGAGCGCGCGATTTGGTCGCAGGCCCGAATAAAAGTCGGCGAACGAGCCAGCCGACGCATTATGTCAGCAATAAAAAAAGGACTGGCAACGTGAGCTAGCTCACGCTTCAGTCCTTGCATCAGGCGGTCAATGGCGCTGGCATAAGAGCGTTCAATGACTCGCGGCATTTTAAATTTTTTCATGTTATTACTCCAATAAAAAAAGCGCAGCTAGAAAACTTCTAACTACGCTTAAGGTTACTCCTTAGTTATTTCCACACTTAGCACACGCATTAATAGCAACAGTCCAATCAGTGATTTCTGGATGCAGGTCTTTTTTTATTTCACCATACCCACAGTGAACAATTTCGTAACAATCACCATCGTAAATTTTCTTCTGTAGAATCGGGCAATATACCATCATTTCATTTTCTGCATCCATTCTTTAATCACCTCAATTTTTCTTAACTGTTTTTCGTCATACCACGACGCAGGAAAAGCTGTTGATAATCTACCATCAACAATCACAACAGACGAGCCATTATCAGCTATAAACAAATATTTATCTGCGCTTTGTTTGAACATAACAATTGCATTGTCAACATAGGATTGAGCATCAGCAAGTGTTATACCTCTTTTTGCTAATCTCTTGCTGCCATGAATACCAGGATCAATAATTTGAATTTTTACTGGTTCCATAGCTTCATCATGAGCAGAAGCAAGCCCTAAACTTTGTAATTGCTTAGTTAATTCAGGGTACTTCTTTGCTTTCGCTAATTTAATCTTAACATCTTCGGCGCTAGAATTCAAGTTGCTATTTCCGCCAGCAGACGAAACCTTTCCATTTTTATCTCTTGGATGCTCCGATTCTTCCCACTCCGCATCCCCTACTCCTTGCCTGACGGGAGCACGTGCCTGCTGTGGCGATTCTTCACCACCGCCCATGTCGCCAAACATTCCGCCCATCTCACCAGGCGGCTCTACGGAGTCGGACGCACGCTCGATGTCCTCATCGGTGATGTTGGTCCAGACACCTGTGCGCTCGCTCTGCTGCTTCAGCTCCTTCAGGGCAGTGCGCTGAGAGATAAGCCCAGCATTGTAGGCAGCCACAACATTGTCTGTGCCACACTTGGCAAGGTCGGCACGCTCTTTGTCCGTAGGCTCTGCAACCGGGTCAAATTCAAAATCAAAGTCGTCCGGCAGGCTGCCTAGCGTCGAGATGATGAACGGCGGGAGCACTTTGTTCAGGATAGGACGCAGATAAGACTCTTGCTTCTCGGCTATCATGTCATAGTAGTTCTGCAGGTCACTCTCACCCGTAGCGTTAAGGCCGGAGGGAGAGCGCCCGAACAGACGCGTCACCGGAATTTCAGCAGCGCCGCTGATGTCCATGATAAACTGCTGATAGCAGTCAGCAAGGCCGCCGAAAGTATACTGGTGTGTTTCCAGACCATCTGCAGCATCCATAACCTGCATGCCCATATTGTTCAGCAGCATGTTCTGCGCTTCCAGCGTTCGCAGCAGCTCAGCCTGCGACTCGTTGTCCGTCGCCGCCAGAAGCTGACCTAAGTCCTGCATTTTAAGCACGCGGATATTCGCCATAAACGTGAGCTGTGCAATGTTCCAGCTCACATTGTCACGCTTACGCAGCTCATCAAAAATAGACTCAATGACAGACGCGCCCCATTGCATCTCTGCAATTTCCTCCCAGAACGGTAGCGTGGCTCCGGGGAATCTAGCTACCCTGCTATAATGAATCTTCACGGAGCCACCACCGGCAGGATCAGTTACAGTGTAATATTTCGGATAACCATAATCAGGATCAGAAATATCTTCGATAAGCTCGCTGGATGGGTTAACTCCGTTCCAGCGGTCGAAGATGAGCAGCCCTGCGAAATCGCCAGGCATTATCCAGTCAAGCTGCAGCGGCTGACTAAGGTCGTAGCCTTGGTGTTTGACCAGCATCACGCCTAGCGCGCCACCGTAGAGCCTGCCCCACTGCATGCCACGCTTAAGCTTGTCAATGAGCTGAGTACGACGCAGAGTAAGACTGAGCCGCTTCTCTACATCGGGGTCCAGACCGCTGGTAATCGTTATCCAGTTTTTGAGCATGTCCGCCGGGATAACGTCGATGATGCGACGGACAATCCAACTCTCACGGTAGAGAGCATTTAAAGTGTTAAAATCACGCGACATGCGCTGCAAGCTGTACTCCGTGCCTTCCAGCAGGTTCGGAGTGCCGGCGCCCAAACGAGCCAATACGTTACTAAACGCGTCGAGCGCCCTGCTGCGTATTGGCTGCGGCTCAGGAGCTTTGTCCAGGGTGCGCCTGCGTTTTCTTTTAGACATTTGCTATCCTCCTTGGCCTGATGACTGTTGATACATAGTAGCGCACCGCATCAGGCGCATGGTCAGCTACTTTAATAGGCTTCTCCTTGCCAGACTGCTGCAGAGCCTTGTCGTCCCAACAATAGGACTGCATCTCCTTCAGCGTGTGCACTAAACCACAATAAAAATGGATGCGGCGACGGGTTAGCAACGTGTTCACCTTGCGGATGCCCTCAATGACATCATTGTCGGCGTTGATTGTTTCCACCGTCTCCTTCGCACGCAGCCCACGATTACGCAGCTCAATTTTAAAGCTTGCTGCAGATGGATCTATGACCACATTTGTCGGCCACAGCTCCACGCCACGCACGAACTCAAGCAGGTCGTCGGCGTATTGGCTGTTGTCCTTCTCCTTTTCCTCGGCGCGGCTGTCCCAATAATACTCGCGGATGAACCACAGGTCGCGCCCATCATCGAGTACGTCCAGATACACCATCGGGTTCACGGTGCCATAGTCAATCGTGATAGAGCGCTTCATGATGTGCAGATTTTTGAGCAAATACTCCAGCTGGTCATCACCAAAAAGCAGCTCATCACTCCACGCATCACGATAGATAGCGCCCTGCGCCATTACCCACTCGCCTAAAATAAAGCGTCGGTAGAACACACCGGAATACATTGTCCGGTAACGTTCACGCACCTCGTCAGATAGCGACGGATTGTCGTCCATCAAGAAGTGGATATGCAGCAAGCGCTTCTCGTCGCACCTCTCAATCCAGCGTAGCAGGAACCAGTGCATCGGGCTATCCGGGTTACAGTTAAACCACAGCTTAGCGCCCGGAACAGAGCAGCGGCCGGATGCCTGATTGACGAACGACTCCGGCATGAGCGCAACCTCATCGCAAAACAGGCCAGCCAAAGTAATGCCTTGAATAAGGTCCTGCGAGGACTCGTCGCGGCCGCCGAACACGTAAAAGTAATTCAGCTTCATCGTGCTGCCTTGCTTGCGAGCTATCACTATAAGGTTCTCCGTGCGCGATTCTTCCACTTGATAGCCACGCACCAGCAGTACAGGCTTGAGCCATTTCCAGACGTTACGCCTGAAGCTGCCTACGGTTTTGCCGCACATAGCAAAATTCTGGCCATCATAGCTGTCCATAGCCCAAATAACAAAAGAGACGGCCATCGCTACCGTTTTACCAGCACGGATGGAGCCGTCAGCTATAATGCCATTGTAGTCGTGGTAGGGAGAGTCCTCGCACCACCACGTCAAGATTTGCATTTGTTTTTTACTAAACTCATAGAACTTGATAACAGGTTTGATAATACTACGCAGCCTGCCAACGATGCCCATTATTCCCACACATCCTTTGCACTGCGTTTGATTGCGTCGGTAAAGCCATCGTCCTCATATTGGGACTGCTCTTCGGCATCCTTAAGAATTTTCTGCCCTGCAGTATCACGCAAGAACGTCGCCGCCTTGGTATTGCCCTGCATAGCAAGCACGACCTGACCTAACAGCACGGCTTGCTCAACAGTTACGTTAATCTTCCCATTCAGCAGGTTAATCTTGCCGTTCGGCCCCATCAGGTCACCCAGGCACTCAACATTCTTCAGCTCGCCACGCTTAAGCGGCATCTGCAGCAGGTCATCAAGGACTTCACGCATAGCACGTTTGCGGCGGCGAGCTTCACCAGACGCGCGACCGCCAGCAGAGCCGTTTTTTCGAGCTTCGCTCGAGCTTGGTACGCGTAAATTCTCAGGATTCGGCACTGATTACCTCAGCCGTCCTGCCGGTAAGAGCTTCCCAACGCTTAACGATGACATCGCAGTACACAGGATCAAGCTCCATGCTGTAGCATTGGCGGTTGATTTGCTCGCAGGCAATGAGCGTGGAGCCAGAGCCACCAAATAAATCAAGCACAGAATCACCTTGCTGGCAGCTATTCTTGATGCACTTAGCACAGAGGGCAATCGGCTTCATGGTGGGGTGCTCGGCGTTGCGCGTGGGCTTGTCAACATGGATTACACTGTTGACCTCTTCCGTGTCCACAGCTTCCACGTTGTCGGCACGCAGACAAACAGTCTTAAGCCCGATGCTGATGTGGATGAGCTGATGCCCATCGGCATCGTAGCCAACCTCCACCGGATAGTTGTCGGGAATGACCGTTGACAGCTTGCGGCCACCGAAAAAGCGGTGCTTCGCGCCAGGCTTCCATCCATAAAGGATAGGCTCATGCTGCCATTGGTAATCTTGCCGTCCCAGCGTAAATGTGTTCTTGCACCAGACAAGGTCCTGCTTCAGCAGCAGACCAGCATCAACAATAGCCTGCCGGAACTCGACCGCACTGCGACTAGCGTAGCATACGTAGAATGACGCGCCGGGCTTCATTGCGGCAAAATAATTATCAAACACTGCATCTAAAAAGTTTTTGAATTCAGTCTCACTCATCGAATCGTTTTTAATGGTGAGCTTGTCTTTTGTTCCGCCTTGGTAAGCGACATTATAGGGAGGATCAGTAAACACCATGTCAACCATTTGCCCCCCCAATAAACGTGCTACATCAGTACGATTTGTTGAATCACCACATAATAAGCGATGGTTTCCAAGCTGGTACAGCGTGCCCGGAGTCGTGATGGTGTTCTGCTTGGCGGCCTCATGCGCTGCATCCACATCGAAAGCATCCTCCTCCGGTTCAGGCTCCGGCATATCAAAACCGAAGTCGCCCATGTCGATACCTTTGATGTCAAGCAGCTCGCTGTTGAGCATGTCCATGTCCCAGCTTGCAAACTCGGCGGTTTTATTATCTGCCAGACGGAACGCCTTAATCTGCTCCGGCGTAAGGTCATCCGCCATCACACACGGTACAGTCTTCATCTTAAGTCGTTTAGCAGCACGCAGACGCGTATGACCACAGACAATAACATTGTCCTTGTCAATAACAATAGGTTGCTTCCAGCCGAACTCCTTCAGAGATTCCATAACCGGCTTCACGGCTGCATCATTGCGCCGTGGATTGTTTTTATACGGAACCACATCGCCGATGGACATATCAATGATTTTCATAATTACCTCCGGAAACAGAAAAACCCCGAGCCGTTAAGCTCGAGGTTTACGTTAGTGATTTTTTCGATATTAAGTTATTCTGGTTGCTTGTAGCTACCCATCCAGTCGCTAAGTATTTTTGATGCTTCATCATGACTCAAATCAAATTCACGCATGAGATACGGAGCAGCACCGAACATATTCGTTACGCCAGACTGACGCAGCTCTTCTAAATAATCGTAATAAATCTGTTTTTCCATAACATAATCACAACCTTTCGTTTGATTGTTGTTATATTAACTCTAATATCTAAAACATTCAAGTCATTTATTCAATATTAACGTTCTTTTTTAAATTTGCATCTTACCGAGCCATCTTCAATACCGTCAGGCTTGCTGGTTGCCCATTGATCGTCGCCATCGCTCAACGGATACTTCTCGCAAATACAACGGCTATAAGCAGCTGTTCCAGGCTTACCGGAATAAACGCATTCCTTACACTGCTCGTATCCAGCATTATGAGTATTATCACTCAACAATTCGTCTGCATGACGTTCATATAATCCCATGATTTTTACCTACACTTTCTGCATATCAGAACCAACAACCTCAAGATCAATAAAGAAACCACCGTGAGGATTTTCTTCTATTTTCGCAACCCGAAACTGCGTGCCGCGCTGCAAAATCATTTCATTTTCTTTTTTGAAAGCAGAAAAATTCGGAGCGTAAGCCATTTTAGTTCCTGCTGGAGCATAAATGTTAAACATAACAGGTTTATCGTCAAACCCTGTACCTTTTGCGGCACCGCAAGACATGAAACCATGCTCCGTGACTTTTGTACCTAAAATTTCAGCTTTCAGCTCATCAAGAGAGTAGTCTTGTAGTGGCTTACTAAGATTCAAAAACTTATCCATGCCTTTATAATTACAACCGCGCTGCAACCAAACATCCTCATCAAAAGCACTACGGTCAATGTAGTTGGTCATATTTGTGATTAGGTCTCTAGCTTCGCCAGGTTTTAAATCACCATAACCATTACTACCAATATTCTCAAAGTCAATACTCCCTACACCTTTATATTTGCCGGTTCCATATTCAATCCCACGCAGTGGTTCGTTGAACTTAGAATACGATGATGTATACTCTCTAATAGCTTCTCGCTCTTCTTGGTTAGCATTAGCCCAGACATCGAGAGCCTGAGTATCAAATTTCTTCTTGGATTCCTCCATAGATTCGCACCATACAGCATTATCCAAATGCGCCTTTGTGTAATTGGATTTACGGAACGGATAATTTCCCCCTTGATATGACTGCACGGACGCCTCAGTAAAGACAGCAGCTGCTTTTTGCATCAACGTTTCTTTAAGTTTCTTGACCTTAGCCTCAGATTTCCAATCAATATTAAGTGCGTCTTCTAATATATCCAGAGCTTCGTCAAGTTCTTCTTCAGAACCAATGTCCGAAATTTCATTAGGGGACGCACTCATTAATTTTTTGCCTGCATGTAGCAAAGATTCCTCACTTAGCTGATCGTTTTCCTTTAAAACCTTATCGAGGAAAGGATTAAGAATGACCTTTTCTTTATAAGTTGTTTTCGGCGCTGCATATTCTCCAGAAAAACCTTCTTGAGCACTAAAATTGCTGCCGAATTTTTTCTTATTAAACTTACTGCCAGCACCATCGTCAATCTGACCTTTTTCGTTCAGATGCACTTTTGCACCACTGATAGTACGCCAATTTTCAGGATTCGGGTCTTTCGGATAATCTTCATCCAAAATTCTCGCAGCAATAATTAAAGGTCTTATAAGCATGTTAACTCACTCCCGCGATAATTGCAAGTCATTTATTGGTACCCGGACTACCGCTGAGGATTTGAGAATAATAAGGGATGTCCCGTCCCTTAGGTTACGGCTTCCGGGCATAAAAAAGCGCCCAGCTAAAAGCCAGACGCTACATACACAATATAGTAAAGCGGTGCGCATTCAGTCAATACGCACCGCTTCGCAACAGAAAGGGACAGGCAAATGCCGCTTTTATCGACACTTCTCCGTAGTTATATTATACCGCTTTTTTTTCACGGCTTCAAGTCATTTTTTAGTTTTTTTAAAGCCGCTAATTTTTCTTCAAAATAAGCCAAAGCTTCAAAAGTATAGAAATGCGGGATATAACCTTCGCCACCTTCATTGTTAAGATCGTTGTATTGCTTACGCAGTGCGGGTACGTCTTTTTCGTGATGCAATTTATGCTTTTTATGCTCTGCAATCATGTCTTGACAATAAGCAATTTCTTCCATTAGTTCGTCAGCTGCCTTCTTTTTCTTTGCAGCTTCATCACATGCAAGCAATTCGTTATACAATTCCTTGGTAATAATATATTCAGTAAAATATACCCGTTCGCCTTCAAAGTAAGGGCTTTTTTTGATGATACGCTCAACATCATCCTGGTTGATATTCTCCAAAGAAACATGCTCTAACCAACGGATTTGATCAAAAGCATTTGCATGATTCAAATCTTGTTCTTCTTCGATTGTCTGCCAACGCGCCCTGCCAGCCCAAACCATATCATGCGGTACATCATAGCTAAAAATATAAAATTCTTTTAATCTGATTTTTTCGATATAAAGTCCCGTAACTTTAGCATATTTTATGATTTCAGCGTTTGTCTTACCATCAGCAACCATGGTGCGAACAAGGATTTTATTAGTATAGCTAATGCCATAATCCATATATTTACGTTTGTAATCAACAACCTCATGGTAGATAGTTTCGCGTTTTTGCAATTCAGTCTCAATAGCTTGTGCATTTAGTTCCGCTTCATCCATCAGAAGATATTGTGCAACCTTAGCAACATCATACTCTGCAAGCATTTGTGTAGCCAGACGAAGCTTCTGCAGATCCTCGCCGGCAATTGTATAGTTGAACAGATAACTAAAATTTAGAGTTTGCAAATTTCTAATCAATTTGATTACCTCCCTTGATTTTATTTTTTATATTATAACATGTATGGTGTCCCATTAATGTTATGTTAACTCTTAATAGCAATTATTGCAAGTCATAAATTAAAAAACGACCGCCCACCATCAGATGAGCGGTCGTTGAATTATTTTGCATTAAACACTACGCTATAACCAGCCTGGCGCTGCAGCTCATCCATAGCTGCCTGCTGCGACGGCGTAAAGCCCTGGTCTACAACTTCCAGACGTTCACGGAATGTCTCAGCGAAGAACTTCAGACGCTGGTCCTTGCGCTGCAGACCACCGAAATCATTCCAGAGGATATCAATCGCAACAGCCAGCACACGATAAATAGCCTGCTCGGACACAGCCTGGCACATGCGCTCGTATTTAAAGCCTGCCACCGGCGCAGGATTGCGGCGCTTAAGTTTACGTTTACTGCTCATCAAGGTCACTCCTTCACTTGTGCAAGCCATTCCTTGTGCTTCTTGACCATGTACAACATAATCAGACCATAGACCACCATATCGCGCAAGGATTCTTCCGTTTTGTCAGCAATACCATGGTCATAGAGAAAAGCGATGTGTTTGTTCAGATATCCCTTAGCCACATCGTACATCATATCGTAACTGTCATCGTGATGCTCCAGCATAGCACCGGTGCGGAAGTTCGACAGCGGATCAGCGCCAGCAGAATACTGCTGCTGTTTTTCCGTAAACAAAGTTCCTACGCGAACAAGTTCATCATTAATAAACGATGTAAATTCTCTATATGTAATCATAACAATCCTCCTAAAATAAATCCTGCTTTTAATTTTTAAAAGAGATTTTTTCAACATGTTGCAGTTTTCGCTTATAATCTGTACTTCACGCCCACTTCCGCAGCCACCTTAGGCAAGGCAGCTTCTGCTTCTATCTTGCTACGGTATACCCATCCATTTTTAAATGAAGCTACGTCGTTTGGATTATTCATCCAGTGAACATCTGTGATGCACCATACGTCTAGATGTGCCGCCTTAAATGTCCAATAGATGTCATAGATTTTTGGATTCCACGGCAGTTTAACGACTTCGTCAGTGCCCTTCACCAAGGCAGCAAAGGCTACGTCAGCAGATATTTCGGATATTTCAATACCGCTGTCATGGGTTAATTTTAATCCGGCGTTAGTGAATCTATAGGTCAATTCGTCATCGCCTTTAATTTTAAATTCCTCGCCCACCTCCACGCCGAGCATACGGGCGATTTCGGGAATTAGATTTTTCTCCATCTTTAATGACCTCCACTCAACAATGATAAACTTTTTCTAATCCCTTATCAGTAACAACCGTAATGCTAATAGGGAAACCCGACTCGTCAACCGTCATCGGCTTAAATCTCATGCCTTTAATAGCCAAATTCGTTTTATGGTTTTGTTCACACTGTTTACATGCAAATTTTTCAGCATAATCAGTATGACAGATCTCACATGTATAAAGTTTTTTCTCTTTCATTTTTCCTTTACTACCTCCACACCGCCACGCAGCAAGGCCAGAAAAATACGCATCTGCATGGGCTGATTACCAATGCTTACCCAATAGCAGCACTGGCTTGGACAGTACTCCAAATCATCAGCACTGAAACGGTACTGTGCCGGATATGCTCCACCATGTTTAGGAGGGATATGCAATTTTCCAGCAATCACAGGATACAAACTAATCATAATATTTGTATCACCTCCGTTTTATAATAACCAAAAACTTGACAGCAGCCACGAGCGCTGTAAAGTAATACAACTTCGCGACGCTTGCGGATGAATAGCGAAAGGAAACTAGGTCTCGGAACCGTGGATTTTTGTACCATTCTAATTTTTGCCCACTGCCGCTGACGCTGGCAGATGCGGCTAACCTTGCAAGTGACTTTCGTTTTTAAGATACGTTCACGGGAAAGAATTGTCATTACATCAACGCCTCCGCTCCATATAACATCAACGCCAGCTGCCGCACCAGGCGCGTACGCCTGCGCTGGATGGTCGAGAGCGACACACCTTCACGCAGCGCAATATCATCCAAAGGCACGCAGAAAAAATACGCCTGACGGATGATATCAACAGCGTCTGTACCCTCGCTGATTTCCAGCCGGTCAAGGATGCGGTTGATTTTAGCAACTTCCGCCTGATCACGCGCCAGCTTAACCTCTACAGCCATAATGCGTGCCTGCTGCTTCTCT